ATATATGTTAAAAGTACTGTAAATGCCGAAGACCAAGTAAATACACCTGCTTCTGGTATATTTTTTAAAGACTGTATAAATATAATTGCAGAGTATTTAGATGGTAAAAACAATAAAGGAACAGCCATATTCGTTAGCAATTCCAAAGTTAGAATTGATAAATCAAAAACTTCTTACAATTTAGGAAGTGGAATAAGTTCTAATAAATGCGATGGAAGTGAGTTTTGGAATCTAACATCGGATAATAATGGATATTCAAATATAAGTATAAATGGAGAAGATTGTTCTGGTGGGAATTTTATATCCTCATATTCTAAATATAGTGGTGTAAACTTTGGTCATGTTGGATTTCCTGCACACAGAGGGCTATTTACAAATATCAATGCGAAGGATAATGACTACGAAGGTGTGACTATTGTGGGAAGTAATGACGTTCAAATTATTAATTTTATTGTAGAAACAAACAAAAGAAATAATATTAAAGTTGATACCGCTAACCGATGTAAGTTAATTAATGGAAAATCCAAAGGAAATACAGGAGGGCATGGTATTGTGTTCACAAATAGTCTGGATTGTAAAATTGATTTTTGTGACTTTTACGAAAGTTATGTTTCTGGAATATGGTCAGATATGAATTGTAAGGTTGATGTAGGTGATAATGTTAAGTGTTGGAACAATAATATTTCAAATAATGTTTATGGTTCTGGAATAATGTTAAATCAGAATGTGGGCTCAAAAATAGGTCAAGTTGAATGTTGGGATAATAGGGATGTTAAATTACAAAAATATGGTCTTTCAGTTATAAGTGGAACTAAGAATAAAGTATATTTCCCAAATTTACATGACAATTCAACAACTGATTTTTATGAATCTGGAAACCCTAGCTATGATGTAAAATTAAAACAACCTACATCACTTGTAAATATAACACCACTAAACGCATGGGTTACTAACACTACGGGAACATACTATAGGGATAGTGAAGGGTATGTAAATGTAGATATTATAGCAAATAGTGGAACTTTAGGAACTGATTGCTGTGTACTTCCAGTTGGCTTTAGACCATCTGCATTGTTAAGGTTTGATTATATTACCAATGGAACAACTGCCTATTGTGAGATATCAAGTGGTGGTGGAATAAAACCTTATGTAACAAATAATAATCACGTTGTTAGGATTAGATTTAAAGCAATATAGTATTATTGTAAAGTGGATGTAATTAATAGTTACAATAGAATTTAGTATTGAAATTTTTCTCGAAAATGTTACTATTATATAGCAATAGTTTTTATTGGAGGGTGAAATGAGTAAATACGGAAAAGTTTTATATAATTTGTTATCCATAACAATTTTAATTGATTTTATAAATGGAATATGGGTTAAACTTCCTATAGGTGAGGTTTATAGGATATTAATTATTATATTAAGTGTATTAATTATAATTAAATACAAGAGAGATGAAATTAATTTAGTTATATTTATGGCTTTATTTCTAATATTAAATGCAGCAATATCATTTATGGTAAAATCAAATATAAATGGAATAATATTTGACTCTAGAATGATACTTAAGGCTATTTATTATATATTAATATTTAAATCCATTAAGAGCTTATATATTAATAATAAATTCACTCTAGGTAATGTTAATAAAATAATATTAAACAATCTTTATTATACACCATTTTTATTTTTAATATCTTATGTTTTAAAGATTGGGGAAACTAGCTATGCAAATATATCATTAGGATTTAAATCAACCTTCTTATCATTGAATTCAATTAACGTTGCATTAATAGTATTATTTGTATTTGCTTTTGATAATTTAATAAATTCAAAAAGTAAAATTAGATGGTTATTTATTAATATAGCTATTGTATATCCTATGGTTTTATTAGGAACAAAATCGAGTTTAATATTCTTGATTTTTATACCTATTATATACATAGCTATGAATATACACTTTAAACCCCGAAAGCTAACTTTGAGGAGATTAGTATATTTATATTCCATATTTATGATTGTAACAATTTTAGGTGTATTTATATTAATAAATAATGAATTTGATAGTTTAATAAATAGAGGATATATTAGTGAATTAATCGGAAGACAGAAGCATTTATTTGAAAACAGAGATTTAGTAAGTTATTTACTTAGTGGGAGAAACTGGCTATTAGAAACAGGCACAGATATATTTTTTAATGACTTCAATATATTTAAAGGTATATTTGGTAGTGGATATTTTAATATACACAATGGCATTGCAGTAATTTGGGGACAAGGCTTAAATGAAGTAAGACCTATAGAACTAGATCTATTTGATATCTTTTATTCATATGGAATTATAGGAGTATCATTGACTTATGGATATGTTATTAAAAAATTATGTTTTAATTTTAGATATCGTAGACATAGGCAATGTAAACCGTATTTTGTTGCCACTATAGTTCTTTTGATTTTTAGTTTATTAGGAGGTCATGTGTTTCTAGAAGCAATATCTTCTACTTTTTTAGGCTTAGTTTTAGCAGGATGGTATATATCCACATTAGAAATTTATAAGAACAAAAGTTTACAATAGAATGATATTACGAACTAAATAGATCTTAAGAGATTAGAGAAATCTAGTCTCTTTTTTATATTAAAAAATGAAAAAGGAAGGTGTAATATGGATAAAATATTAAACTACATTAAACTAATGATAATGACTTTAGGAACAGGTGTAACGTGGCTATTAGGAACATGGGACACTGCAATAGTGGTATTGATACTCTTTATGGCATTAGACTATGCTACGGGCTTATTAAGAGCATGGATTAACAAGGAAGTAAGTTCAGACATAGGCTTAAGAGGTATAGCAAGAAAAGCAGTTATATTTGTAGTTCTAATAGTTGCAGTAATGTTAGATAGATTGCTTAATACGGGTACCTGGGTATTTAGAACATTGGTGTGTTACTTTTATATTGCCAATGAGGGAATTAGCCTATTAGAGAATTGTGCTGGACTTGGATTACCTATACCAGAGAAGATAAAAGATGCATTAGCACAACTTAAGGATGGAGAAAAGAAAGAATTAAATAATTAGTTTACAGAGTGGGAGTGATCCTACTCTTTTATTTTATCTAAATTTAAGGAGGAATAGGTTATGAGTAAAAATTTAAAAATATTAATTATTGATGTTGGACATGGTGGAAGTGATCCAGGAGCCGTAGGTAATGGTATAGTTGAAAAAGTTGCTAATCTTAATACTGCTTTAGCACTTAAAGCAGAAGCAGAAAGGCATGGAATTAAAGTATTTATAACTAGGACTACAGATGTAGCTATGAGCCTTGAAGCAAGAGTTCAATTTGCTAATAAAATAGCACAACAATATCCAGGGGCAGAGATTGTTTTTGTATCTATACACCATAATGCCGGTGGAGGAGATAGAGCAGAGGGAATACATTCTATTTACAGAGGTAAAGGTCAAGCACTTGCAAATACCATCCTTGATGAAATGGCTGTTAAATTAGGACAACAAAAAAAGGTGTATGAAAAGAAAGGTAGCGATAATAAAGATTACTACTATGTTATAAAATACACTAGTATGGATGCAATAATAGTAGAGGTATGTTTCTTAGATAATAAAAAAGATGTTCAAATAGCGGATACAGTAGCAGAGCAAAAGAGGAATGGGGTAGTAATAGCTCATGGCGTATTAAAGCATTTTGGAATTGCTATTAAGACTAATAACAATACTGTTAATGTTAAGAAGTATAGAAATGTTATAGTATATAAGAAAGGCACTGCAGATCAGGTTACAGCAGAGTTCTTCAATAGAGTTCTTAATGCTAAAAAGGAGGACTCTATATGTGTGGATGATGTGGAATATGGTAAAGGATTTATCAGAGGTACTTCAGTACATGCTATCGGCGGAGGATTAAAAGATATGAAAGCTAGTAAGCACTATTATGGTCCAGGAAGAAATGAAACTGCACAGGCAGTATATGAACATTTAAAATAAGATTTTAGAGGGTAGTAAGATAAAACTTGCTACCCTTTATTTTTTTATAAAAATTTAAGTCTACAATGGTAACACAAATATACATAGTTGCATAATATATATTATAAATACTAAAGGATATAATGGAGGGAAAAGGAATGGCAAATGAAAGGCTGAGAATAGTTTTAGAATTCAAAAAAACTAGTGTGGAAGATTTAGAGTTATATCAGAAATTATTAGTTTTTTCTAATCCAGCAGCAACTATAAAAGATATTTTAAAAGGAGTAATTCCTATTTCAGTACTAGATGATGAAGAATTTGAAGATATTGAATGACTACAATGGACACATATGGATTAATTCATAAAAAAATAGCCTGTAATCTAGATAGCTAGACTAAGGCTAAATAACTTGTACGTTACGTTGTACACTACAAGTATATGCACGAGTATATAAAAAGATTACTAATTTAGAAGATAAATCATATATATTAACAAATAATTTACATTAATCTTACAGCAACTTCTAATAATGCATATATACCAACAAAGGCCCAAATACTCATTAAGAAACACCTCCGATAAATTTTATTAATAGTTTACCCTTAAAAATTAATTTTATTCATGGAGGAGATTATGAAAAGAAATTTAATTAATTGCTTAATAGAAAAATCTAATATTGAAGTAGGAATGACTTTTGAACAATATAGATCTTATAGAAATGGTGAATTAAATCTAGCAGAAATTAAAATGATTAATGACTTGGATTTTGAGATAGGAAGATTAAATCCAAATACTTATAAATGCTTAACTATTATTTTAGGTATATTATTAGGAGTTTTACTTGGCAATTCACAAATAGCATACGCAACAGGAACAGAACCTATAAATGCACTTGGAAGAAAATTTTTGGATATAGTTAGAGTAGGTATGTATTGGGTATGTTTAATTAAGGGATGCCTTGAAGTTGGGAAAGAAGTTACTCGTGGTGGAGATAATATGGGCAATATAGGTAAAATAATAATAAAGTATGTTTTAGCTTTTGCAACTCTTTATATAATGCCTTGGGCCTTTGATACAGTTCAAGAAACATTTGCAAAGTAGGGGAGGTATTCAATATGATTAGAGAATTTTTTAAAACATTAGCTTTAGGTATTATAGATAATTCATACTGGATAACATTATCTGTAGCTATTATTGCATTGATATTATATATAGCAGGAATGAAAAAAGCTGGTAAATATGTAAGTGTATCTTTTGTAGTATATTTTATTTTACAATGCTTAAAGGTGGCGATTTAATTGAAAGAAAGGAGTATGAAGCTAGGTAAATATTTTGAATTAATAAAACCTAAATATGTTTATATTCAAGTAACTCCACATAAGAGCATAAGAAACTATAATAGCAGTAATATAGCAAAAGCTATAGCTCATACTTATAGATCCATAACTAAAAGGATAAGAAAAGAGCAAAAGAAGTTATTCTTTGAAACAGATTTTAAAATAAGTTATGTAATAGATATTGATAAAGATAATGCTAACTTCTATTTTTTAGTACCTAAACCTTACGTAAATATAATATTAGAAAAAATTAAGGAAATATGGAATAAGGCAACTGTAAATGTATTAGATAAACCAATTAAAGAAATATCCCAAGAATGTGAATTTTATCAGCTATCCTATAAAAAAGAGGATGCTCTAAGCCTAGCAGTAGACAAGAAAAGCAATGAGCCACTTAATAGCATCTTAAGTGTGATGGACATAATGAAGGATGATGATAGATTAACATTAATGTATAACTTTATGCCTTGTAGTCAATTAGGCTGGATAGATAGATATGAAGAAATAATGGATAAAATAAAGAAAAATAAAAGTGTAGATAAGTCAACGTTATCCCCTGGGCATATAGCAAAAGTTACTATAACAACATTACTAAGTATGATAGATGGAGTCTTAGAAGTATTAAATGATTTTTTAGGTGGAAAGGTGCTAGATGAAAAACAAAGCCTCTATAGTGCAGTAATGGGAGTTTTAGAGCAACAAGGAGAATTAAGTACCAGTACAAAGAAGAAAAAGGAATTAACTATATTACCTACTCAAATAGCTATAGCTAGTGAATCAAAGGATAAAACAAGGAAATTTAACAATGCAGTTACAGTATGCCAGGCCTTTAGAACCCTAGATGAAGACAACGAACTTAAATATGATAGATGTAAGCCTTTTAAATTAGAAGATAGTAATCTTAATACAAAGAGTAGTGTTTTAAGTACTGATGAAGCAAGTAACCTTATACAAGTACCAGGAAGAACATTACTTGCCCAACATGGAATTAATCATATTAAAACAGAGGAGAATAAGGTACCAAATGAACTAAGAGAAGGGTATATAAACTTAGGGATAAATAAATATAGAGGTACTAAAATAAATGCTTATATAGAGGATCATAAAGAGATAGGTAATTTACCTTTAATGTTGCTAGGAAGGCAAGGAGGAGGGAAAACAACCTTTATATGCAACTATGCAAATGATTGTTTGAAAAGAAAAGAGAGTTTAGTACACTTAGATTTTATTAGAAACAATGAGGCAAGTAAAGCTATAGAAAAAGTAGTAAATAAGGAGGATTTAATAGTATTAGATTTTAGTACCCAAGAAGGATTACAAGCATTAGCATACAATGAAATTAAATTTAGTCCAACAATGAGTTGGTTTGAAAAGCAGCAGTTAGCCAATAAGAAAACACAATTAACTATAGAACTAGTTAATTCAATTAATGAAAGTGGTGAGCCACTATCTCCAAAGATGGAGCGTTATCTATGTGCTTGTACAGATATAGTATATTTAAATGAAGATGCTACCTTCAAAGATGTAATAAGATGTTTACAAGATTACAAATACAGAGAAAATATAATTGAAAAGATTCCAGATGAATTAAGAGAAGAGTTTGAAGAGGAAATATTAACATTAGAAGAACTTGATGAATGGAGTAAACCTAGGAATGATTGCCCGGCTCAGAAGATAGGAACCAGGGATAGTAAAATTGAAGGAATATTAGATAGGATAACATTATTGAAAAGAGATTTTTATTTAAAAAAGATGTTCAATAAAAAACCTAATAATAATATAAACTTCGTTGATGCAATGGAAGAAGGTAAGGTTGTTTTAATAAGTATGCCACAAAGTAAATTTAAGAATTATGTAAAGAATGTTATAACTACATTTATTGTAACCAAATGTTGGTTGGCATGTGAACTAAGAGGAGAGTTATCTGATAGATCTAAGAGAACACATATTATCGTGGATGAAATAAGCCAGACTAAAACTGCAGAAAGATATATGGAGAACATATTAACTCAAACTAGAAAGTTTGGTATGAAATTTGTTTTAGCAGGGCAATATTTAGATCAATTAGATAAGAAAACAATTTATAGTCTTAAAGGTGCTGGTGCTTCATTCATGCTGTTGAAGGGAACCATAAAAGAGGATTATGAGTATTTCAAAGATGAATTAGATGGCACTTATGAATATGAAGATTTAAAGGACATGGAAGAGTTCTCTAGCTTAAATATAATTCAATATAGCAAAGGGTATAGTACATTTATAACAAAATTACCTAAGCCAATAGGACCACATAGAGATGGTCCTATTTTTGTACATAAAGGTGTACTTTTAGAAATATTCCATTTCAGATAGAATTAAGATGCAAAAATATTCGCAAAGGTTCAAAAATAATGCTGAATATATTCGTAAATAATTATATACATTTATGAATATAAATGATATAATTAAAATATAAGAGAGGTGAATTGGTTTTTGAATAAAATTTATGGATACGCTAGAGTGAGTACAAAAGAACAAAATTTAGATAGACAGATAGAAGCATTAAAAGAATATGGTGTTGATGGAAGAGATATTATAAAAGATAAACAAAGTGGCAAGGATTTCAAGAGGGATGGATATATAACTTTAAAAGAACAATTATTAAGGCCTGGAGATACACTTATTATAAAAGAATTAGACAGATTAGGAAGAAATATGGATATGATTAAAGAAGAATGGAATTCTTTAATTAAAATGGATATAGACATTGTAGTCTTAGACACTCCTATTCTTAATACTACCAACAAAGGTGATCTAGAAAAATCATTAATAAGTAATATAGTATTTGAATTACTAAGTTACATGGCTGAAAAAGAAAGAATTAAGATTAAGAAACGACAGGCTGAGGGGATTAAATTAGCTAAAGAAAAAGGTAAGCACTTAGGAAGACCAAAGGCTACATATCCTACATTGTGGGAAATGTATTATGTACAGTGGAAGAGTGGGAGCATAACAGCTAAAGAGTGCATGGAGCAATTAGAATTAAAAAGAACTACTTTTTATAAATTAGCCAAGAGGTATGAGGAGGATATTAATGAAGATAGGAATGAGAAAACCTTCAATTAAAAAATCTATTAAAGCCAGGACAACAGGAAAAATGAAAAGAAAAGTAAAAAAGGCCATTATACCAGGATACGGAAAGAAAGGTATGGGATGGATCAAGAACCCTAAGAAAGCAGCCTACAACAAAATATATAACAAGACCAGTTTTAGTATTTTTGATTTATTAAAGAAGTTATTTAAATAGGAAGGATGGAATTATGATGGAAGATAGGATTAAAGCTAAATTAAATTATTTATATGAAATGCAAGAAAAATATAATAAGCTAAATCATATTACTAAGTGGAAATATGATTGGAGAGAAAAAGCTATAAATGAGCAAATAGAAGCATTAGAAAATATTCTTAATGATACTCCCAACAATGAATGGGATGAATGTTACGAGGAAGATCTAAAAGAAGCAAATATAAAATAAATATTAAAGGGGCGAGTTTATGAATAAGGAAAAATTAAAGGTTGTCGAATTTAATATTGCTGATGAAGAAGATGTTTTAGAATTCTTAAGAAAAAAATATATTGGGAAAGAAACATATTTAACTAATTTAACCATAGAGCTTAATGGTTACTTTAAAACCAATGTAGAGCTTACAAATGAAGATGAAGAATGGTACTTATCTGATGAATCTATTAAAGAATATTCTCACTGTATTGAGATAGGTGATGAAGATAAAGGTTGGGAAGATGTTTATTATGACTTCAAATTTGAAGTTATAGATGAAGACCTAATAAAAATAATTGATGTTAAAATTCAGTGATAAAGTCGTATTACAAGAAGAGTTTGTAGGAAATGTGAAATGAATAAGAAGGAGTGTATCGAATGAATGATAATTTAAAATGTCCTGTATGTGGTTCTGAATTAGAATTAGAAGTTCCTTTTGATGGTTGTGATTGGGATTCTAGAGAAGGAGAAGGTTCTAGATTTGATTATCAAATTTCTTTATGTTGCCCAAAGATGGGTTGTGGTAGAGTATTTCCTATAGGTAGAATAAAAAAAGAATCTGATTTTTCTGTTGTTCTTGATAAATATAGAAGGTTTAAGTAATTAGTTCGTAATATAAATAAATAGAAAGGAGAATAATTAATTATGAAAGTTGAAACAGTAGAACAATATAAAGTATTAGAATACATCAATAAGAACTTCAATATAAATTCATTGGAACTAACATTATTAGATAGATCCTCTATAGGTATTCAAGATAACAATGGAGAAAGAGCAGTGTTCAAATATGAAGATGGTAAAGTTAGAATGATATTATAAGGGCAGCAAGGCTGCTCTTTTTTATTTGTTCTTTTTAGTATATATTTTCTTAATTATAATTGTCATAATTGAGAATATTAACTTAAAAAAGGGTATACTATAAATTTTTAAGTTATAGCGTACCCTAATAAGTATTAATATTTCAAAAGTTTTGATTCCAATTCCTCAAAATCATAGGTTCTTTGTTCATAACTATGGAATTTTCCCTTTTTAGCCATATTAGGAGCAAAGTTTCTACTATCACTATATATTTTCTCCAATAAAGTAAAATACTCGCCATTTTCTCTTTTAAAGAGTTTTATAGATATATCTGTTTTTTTAATATCCCACTTACTTACTTTCTTAATTTGATTAGGACTTAGTGTTAAATGAGTTTCTTTTTCTATTAAATCTTTATTAGAAGTATCTATTTCACTACAAGCAAGTTCTTGCTGGGTAGTATTGTTAGTCTTAGTAATATTAGTCTTAGTAATATTAGTCTTAGTATGTGTTTGTTTTTGAAACCTTTTAAGGTTTGATTTTGAAACCTTTGGAGGTTTTATTTTCAAACCTTCGGAGGTTTTATTTTCAAACCTCCTTGAATTATCTTCATCTGAAGTATCCATTTCCTTGTTATCGGCAACTAATAATTCTTCATCATTATATATAACAGACATTTCTTCAGGAATACATATATAAGTTTCATCTACCTTATTAAGTCCTATTCTCTTTTTAACTATCAAACCTTTTTCATTAAGTTCTTTCATAACTTCAGCATATTTTGCAGTACCTTTTATATTAAGGTATTTCATCATTTTATACCTACTTAACTTTACATACACTTCTCCATTATCATTAACCCAATTATTTTTCAAAGAAAGTTCTAATAGATCTCTTAATATAGAATATGCTATTTTACTTTCGTTCTTCATATCAATATATAACGGATTATGAAAAAATGATTTTGGTACTTGATAGAATTTAGTAGTATTGATATCATTAATGGTTATAATTTTTGACATTTAAAAATCCTCCTTAGATGTAATAGCATATCGCAATATCTAAGAAGGATTTTTTACTATTGACTATGTAACTAAATATAGTATAATTAATCTATAAAAAGTATATAGTATAAATAAATATCCTTTAGATATTTTGGGTTCCCCTAGATTGTTACGTCGGCAAACAGATACAATCTAGGGGATTTTGCTATTCATTTTTATTTCATTATATTCTATATTATTCCACAATACAACATTAAATAAGATAAGTTATATTGAATTAATATACTATAGATTATATTACACTTAACATCAAAATACAACTATATAACATAAAAATAACGTTAAAAATAAACATTGACTTATCTTGTTATGATGATATAATATAAATATAACGTTAAAAATAATTAAAATAACTCATTTAAGGAGGAGTAAAAATGATATTAACAGTTGATTTAGGAAATTACAATATTAAGACTAGTGAGGGAATATGTTTTCCATCTACATTTACAAAAGATATATCTGCCAATCCATTAGGAGAGGAAATATTAGAATACAATGGAGAAACTTTTATAATGGGGACAGGAGAATATGATAATACATTTAATAAAAGCAAAAAGAATTATATACCTAATTTACTATATGCTATAGCTAAAAGTTCAACCAAAGATGATAATGAATTCAATATAGTATTGGGAGTGCCGTTAGATAACTTAAATATAACTAATAACTTCAAAGCGGATCTAGAGGATAAAGAATTTAATTTTGTAGTAAATGGTATTGAAAGAAAGATAAAAATAAATAAAATTGCAACTGTAGGGGAAGGTATTAGCAGCTATTATACTTTAGATGATGTAAGTAGAACTAAGGATTGTTTAATAATAGATATTGGAGGAAGAACAGTAAATGTTTGTACTTTCATAAATAAAAAACTTGATAAGAAGTTCACAGTAAATAAAGGAATAATTGATCTATATGATAGTATAAAAACTAGAGTTAATAGCACAGGAGAAAACTTTAACACTGAAGACATAGAAAGATTAATGAAAAAAGATATAATAAAAGACACTAAAGATGATAAAAATTTATTTGTAGAAACAATATTAAATGCTATAAAGCTAAAACTAAATAAAGATACATTCGATATATTTTTAACTGGTGGTGGATGCATTGAATTAAAAGAAGAACTTAAAGAATATATGCCTAATTGTAATTTTTTAGATAATCCGATTTTTTCTAACGTAACAGGAAATAAGAAAATAGCACTAGCACAATGGAGGGACTAAAATGTCTGAAAAAAATATAAAGAGAGTAAGTTTATATTTTAATCTAGATAATCCAATTGAAAATAAAATGTGGGAATACTTAGAGAGTGGTAGAAGCAAATCTAACACTATAAAAAATTTACTCGAAGCAAAAATTAATAATTTAGAAATACCAAAGGTAAACTACGAAGTGATTGATAAAATTTTAAATGAAGAAGAAACAAAGAAAGAAATAGAGTTAGATAAAACAGAGTTAGATACAACTGGAATGAGTGGATTTTAATTATTAAAAATAAAACCAGGCTAGAGTAAGCTGCTAAACTTAACACTCTAACCTGGCAAAGAGGATACTTGCGCATCCATTAGCATGATAACATAAAATGTTAGTATTGTAAAGTATTCTCTTTTAAGGGAGGATAAAATGAGTCTGGAGGATAAACATATAAGTGGTAGCATTTTAAGAAAAATACGAGCAGATCTGAGTTTAAAGCAAAAGGATTTGAAATGCGAAGGTTTACAGAATGTTTCAAGATTGGAAAACGGCGAAACACAGATGTCATACCTAGTAGCTAAAAGATTATGCAAAAAAATAAATGAAATTATAAAAGAAAAATGCGTAATACTTGATTATGAAGTAACAGAAGATTTATTAATGGGGTGGACAAGTATATTAATAGATGATGCGCTTTACAAATTAAAAACACGTGAAAATGAAGATACGATTTTTGAAGAAATAAATCAAATAATTTTTAACTTGAATAGTGATGAAGCCATAGAATTTATAATTAAAACTTTAGAGATCTTAAATACAGATATTTATAAATATAATGAAGAAATATGCAATTATTGTTACAAGCTATTAAATTACAACTTAACAGATTATATCCGCATAGAGGTACTTAATTATTTAATACGGGCACATTTCATTCAGAATCAGTATAGAGCAGTGGTTAGCATAGGAAAGTCATTTTCAAACGAAGTACACAAAAATGCTACAAATGAACAGAAAGAAAATTTTTTTGGAAATATTGCAAATGCTCACTATCATCTTAAACAATACAAAGATTGTGAAGTTTGTCTAAAGTCAATTATTTCTTTTAACAATAAAGAAACAGAGCTATTTTTTCTTTCTTTACAAGCTACATGTAAAGGAGAGTTAGGGAATAAAGATGATGCAATAAAAATATATGAGAATATAATAAATAAAAGTGGTGAAATTAATAATATTGAATATATGGCAAACAGTTATAGTGATATAGGAGATCTATATCTAAAGAGTGACATAGAACTTGCTAAAAAGTATATAAATAAATCAATTGAATTAACAAGTAGGTGTAAGAATAAGAAGTTTATATTGAATTGCTATTATAATAAGCTTTTACTAAGCATAGAGGAAAATAACATAGAAAGTATAAAATATAGTTTTAATTTTTCTATGAGCTTAGCTAAAGATTTAAATGATGATATAGTTCAAAACAAATTAGTTTTACAAATTTTAAATTATTGCATTGAAAATAAGATGGATGATGATTTAGTTAAATTCATAGTATATTTAAAAAATAGGTATGATTATTTTATACAAGATAGCACAATTGTGTCATGTATAAATCACATAAACGATAAAAATTTATTATATAAAGTAATAAAAATAGCACAAAAAGTATAAAAGTGATATAATAGTGTTAAAGGAGTTGATTTAATGAATAAAAAAAGAGCAGGATTATTCTTAGGGTTAGTATTAGCTTTAACACTTGTATTATCTAGCAATACATCTAATTTGAAAAACTATGCTGGAAAAGACCCAGGTACATTGCCACCATTAAGAATAATAAATTTAAGCACAGATCCGGGCACATTACCACCACTATAAAAGATAAAATAAATACAAAAATACGTTATTCGACAAGAATTAACGTATTTTTTTTATTGTAATAGTTATCCTAAAATACTATAATATAACTAGAATATATAGTTAGAGGTGACGGGATGGATATAGATAAATTTATCACTAAACTTAAAGGAATAGACAACATAAGCCTTTTAACAGAAGAAAATTTTAACGAAATAAAAGAAAATATAAAAGAAAAAATAAAGAAACCTCAGAGTTAATTATCCTCTGAGGTCTCTTTCATTATACGGTCTAATTCTTGTTTAATATTATACATAATTATAGTTTGAATATTTTCAGGTATATTATTTGTATCTGTAATTATATTTTCTTTAACCAACAATTCAAGAAAATTCTTAAGTTTCAAATCCTCTTCATCCAACTCTCTACCTTCTAGATAATCCTCACTAACATTAAAAAATTTAGCAATTTTAGCAAGTGTTTGGCTATTACCTTTGCGTTCGTCAAGCTCAATCATTCTTATTGTACTAGGACTTAACTTAAGCTTTTCACCTAATTCATTTTGTGTAAGCCCTGCATCCTTACGTAGTTTTTTCAAAATAGATCCTTTCATAATATCCTCCATAAAATCACCTGTAAATTAATTAAATTTTATCACACATGTGTGATAATTAAAACGGAACATATGTTTTATAATAAAAAATATTAAAATAAGTCTATCTTAATTGTAAAATTTAAGTGATTTTTTATCACAAATTATTGTTGACATATCACGCTAGTGTGATATTATTAATTTAAGGGAGGTTGATTATGGAAATAACTTTTAGAACTTTAAGATTAAAGGCAGGTTTAACCTGTGAAGAAGTTGCAAATAGGTTAGGAGTTAAAGAAACAACTCAAAGAAAATATGAATGCTCTGACAGGATACCATCTAATTCAAAATTAATAAAATTAGAAAAAATACTAAAATGTAATAATAATGAGTTCATGTCAGCCTACGCATTTCATAAGCAAGAAAATCTATATAGAGCAAAAAAGAAAGGAAGTAGATGAATAATGATAAATACTATTATTTTAGGCTTAATAGCAACTTTAAATATAATGGGATATATAACCCTTAAAAATAAAATTGAAGGTGCTACAAGGGAAATAAGAGCCACAAGGAAAGAAAATAATGAAAATGTACAGGCTATAGGCTATGACATAAATAAACTAGATGAAAAAATAGACAAGGGAAACAAGGATTTTAAAAATAGAATTAATGATCCAGCAAATAAAATAAATTATATTCCAATGAAATTAGTTTTAAAATAATGAAAAGTAATAATAATGGATTATCAGAGTTTATTAATGACAGTAAGAAACTCTTAGATTTTACTAGATGTACTGTAATAGCAACAAAATATAAAGAAAATCAATTTGATTTTAGGAATTATTCTAGGAAGGTGATTGACTTAGAAAATAAGATGGATAGCAAGGATTTATTAGATAAGACATTAACATTAGCAGTTAATAAATATTTCAATGGGATAAATGCAAGTGAAGCTTTAAATGAAGCAGCAAAAGAAATTTATGAAGAAACAGGACAAGATCCTAGAGAGTTATTTCTGCAAGCAATAAAGGGGTGAGAGCGTGGAAGATATTAATCAGTCATATTTTGCAGTAATCCCAGCAAATGTGAGATACGATAAAAATTTAAAAGCTAATGAAAAATTGATTTATGGTGAGATAACAGCATTAGCAAATAAAAAAGGGTACTGTTGGGCAAGTAATCAATATTTCTCTGAACTATATGGAGTAAGTAAAGAAACAGTTAGTCGTTGGATAAGCCATTTAGCTAGTAATGGATATGTAGATATTGAATTTAAATATAAAGATGGCACAAAAGAAATTGAACAACGGAATATATGGATTGAAAATCATGGGGTCATGACAAAAAAGTCATGGGGTCATGACGAAAATGTCAATACCCCTATTGACGAAAAAGTCAAAGAGAATATACAAGATATTAATAATACACTTAATAATAAAAAAAATAAAATAAAAAAAGAAAAAGTTATTGAGTATGATTTATTAATAACTAAGTATACCCAAAATGAAAAATTAAAAAATACATTATATGATTTCATTAAAATGAGAAAAGCAATTAAAGCAGTTTTAACAACTAGAGCTTTAGAATTAACTTTGAAGGATTTAGATAAGTTAGCACATACAGAAGATGAAAAAGTTAAAATATTAGAGCAATCAATTGTAAATAGTTGGAGAGGTGTATTTCCATTGAAAAAGGAAGGTAATAGTTATGGTAACGGAGTTCGAGGGGATAAACAATGTAATGACAAGAATCAATACAATGTTAAGACAGGGTTCGGAGGACTCACAGATGAAGAAAGAGCAAGAGCAGAAGCCGAAGGCTTATTGTAATAAATGTGATGACACTGGCTTTATTTTAACTAAAGATGATAGAGGACATGACATATACAAGCCTTGTAAATGCAGAGAAATGGCTAAAGTACAACGTATTTGGGAGTCTAGTGGTATTAGTGTAAATGATATAGATAAGACTTTTAAAAACTTTGAAACATGGAATAAAGACATTAACACTATGAAAGAAATGGCCCTAAATTATTTTATGAGATTTGAAAAATTAAGAGCTGATAGAAATAATAGTATAATGCTTTGTGGTAATCCAGGGTGTGGGAAAACTCATTTAAGCCTAGCTCTAGCTAATAAACTATTAAAAGATAAGTCTATAGGGGTTGTATATATGCCTTATCGAGATGTAATTACATCATTAAAACAAAATATGCTTGATGAAGATTATTATAAAAAGACTCTAAATAAATACCAAAAAGCAGAAGTGCTGCTAATAGATGATTTGTACAAAGGCAAGACAACAGAAAGTGATATTAACATAATGTTTGAATTGATAAATTTTAGATATCTTCATAGGCTACCAATGGTTATAAGCACAGAGCATCCAGTAGGCGAATTGTTAAGACGAGATGAAGCTGTTGGAAGTAGAATATATGAAATGTGCAAAGGGTATGTAATGGAGATAAAGGGAATGAACAATAATTATAGATTGAAATAGGAGGATTACAATGTTTAATTTTGAAAAGGGACAAGAATTGACAGTAAGTATAAGACCAAAACGAGTTAATGACAGAAAAGGCATAGTAAACAAAAGAGTTAAGGTTGAAGGAATATATGATGATTTTGTTTTATTCCAAGGCAAAAACTATAAAGAGTGTTTTCTCCTATCTAGCTTTGTAGCTGGAGAAATTAAAGTATTAGGTGGTATGTAGCATGAATAAAGTTGTTTTGATTGGAAGATTAACTAGAGAACCTGAGCTAAAGTTTACTCCAGGAACAGGAACTGCAGTAACAACATTTACTATAGCAGTAAACAGAAGATTCAAGAAAGAAGGTCAACCGGATGCTGATTTTATACCAGTAGTAGTGTGGGGTAAACAAGCTGAAAGTACTGCCAATTACATGAGTAAAGGTAAGCTTTTAAGTGTAGCTGGAAGAATTGAAACTCGTTCTTATGAAGCTAAAGACGGAGGAAGAAGATATGTTACTGAGGTAGTAGCAGATGAAGTAAGTTTCCTTGAATGGGGAAATAAGAACCAAGGGCAAGGTAATAATGATTATACTCCAGTAGATGATGGTGATGATGGTCCATTCTAAATTATTTTAATAAATAGGCTTCAACTCTTGTTTAGAACAGAGGGAAGTATTAACTACTAAAACCAAAAATAAAAAGTGAGGTGAAAGTAGTTAATCACAAAGTTATGTTAGCATTTTAGCCCCCTAGAATATAAATATAATAAAGTCGCTCCCTCTGTTGTAATGAGGAGTTGAGGTCCAGAAGAAAGGAAGTAGTGAAAATGGAAGATATAAAAGTTATTAAATTAAGTGAAGAGGAATTAGAGGAGTCAATTAGTGGGTTGACACAGTTAAAACCTATATTACAACAAATGGTTCTTAAAGGTAATGGAATGAATATGGCACAAGGTTTAAAAGATTCTAGAGAAATAGGACAGCATATTGACATTGCAATAAATTCTATGGTTACTATTCTTGCTTATATGGGAAAGGTGGAAGGTGAGTAAATGAAATTTTATGAATTTGATAAAGGGTATCAATTTTATGCACTTATAGCTGATGAATCAGAGGAGAAAGCAATAAAACACTATATAGGAGAAGTAGAGGGTGGAAGCGAAGAAGAATTTAATCAGTTTTATGGTGATATAAAGCCAGTAGAAATAACTAAAGATATGGCATTAGAAAAATATATAGAAGCAGAAGAATGCGGAATTTTATTCAAGTTTAAAGAGGATATTATAAAAGATTTTGAGAATAAAATAAAACTTTTTAAACATGTGGTATTGCTTATTGATGGTAGCTTAATTTAGATTTTAGTTTGAAAGGGGAATCAATCAATGGGAAAAGAGAAGGTTCAAGATGCTATAAAAAATATATTTTCATCATTATTATCAAATCATGAAAACGAAGTTAAAGCAAATTATGCTGAGATTATTAGCAATTTAAAAAACAGTGGATATGATATAGAGAATTTAGATACATTTAACGTTATGGTTAGTTGGGAGTTAAGTCAAGTACTGGGTATAGTAGTAACTGAAATATGTTCAGCACCACATGATATTAATAATTTAAGTACAATAAAATTTTTATATTTAAATTATAATTTCATGAAAAGCAATATAGAAAAGTTGATTATTAGGCGAGAAGGTAGTTGTTGTTGTGCCGATAAGTCAAGGCATATTCTTGATATGTATAAAGAATATCTTATAAGTGGTTATGTACCAGAGTTAAACAATGAAAGACATTATTGGATATTTAATTTTGGAGAATACAAAGATTGGATTGATTTATGTGAAGGGTTGATCCATATGTACTATGGTAATAATCAAAAATATCTTTTGGCTTATAAAAAGTTGATAGAGAGCGAGATTAGGAATCAAGAAGAATGTTCGTAGTTTGTAGAAATTGTGAAGGAGATAAAGTATGAAATATGATAAAGATTTATATATTGATAGTGGCATTTATGGGTTAGACGAAGATATAAGAAATTATAAAGAGAAGGTTGTTAAATGTAGAAATTATCATAGATGTGTATCTTGTGAAAGAGAGATAAAACAAGGTGAACAGGCATTATGTGAAAGTGGATTTACTGATGATGGAGCAGTATCAGCTTACACTTGTTTAGAATGTGTAGAAAAATGGTTAGAAGAGTCAGGACAAGTAGAAATTGACGAAGATTAATTCATAATTCAAGAACAGGGTGAAATTAAAGGAGGGTTAATACATGGATGGTATTAAAGTATTTAAATTTAGTAAAGAAGGTTTAACAGATGCTATATCAGGATTATCGCAGTTAAAACCTATATTACAATCTCAAGTATTATCAGCAAATATAGATGGCCAAGGAAAAGAAGATTACAAAGAAGTCGGAGAACATTTCGATACAGCAGTAAATGCAATGGCTACGTTACTTATTTATATGGAGAATAAAGATGAAGATGATAGTATAAAGTTCTATTACTGTGAAAGTGAAGATGAATACTGGATAGGCAAAAGAGTTGATACATTATACTATGCAAAATGGACTTCAAATAGTTTCACATATTTTGCATCTAAGTATTTGCCTTGGGGAAGAGGGAATTATCCAAGTAAGCCACAAGAAATAGATTTTACTGAATGGCTTAGTGGATTTTTAAAAAAGATTAATCCATAAATGCAGATATTTGTAGAAGGAGTGATTGAGTTGAAAAATTGGAATAAGGGATTGGATAAAAGGTTTAAAAAAATGAATGATTGTGCTAATTTAAAGAGTTGTGATAAATGCCATCACTTTGAAAATTGCAAGAATGGTACTCCGCTAGAAAAACGAGACTAAAATTAAAAAGGAGATGTAAAACGTATGAAATTAATGTTTCATGTACTAAAAAATAATTCGGGACTAAACATAGATAATGAGAAAATAGAGTTTATTGACATAGATAAAAAGTTAAAAGAGGAATTTAAAGAGGTAGTAGAAGCAATTAATAGTTATAAAAAATCAAAGAGTTTACATGATCTAAAAGAGATAACTCGAGAAACCTTTGATTTAATACAAATTTGTATATTAATCTTATGGAAATGCAATAGACAAGCAGCAACACTAGATGAAGAAAATCTTATCCAGGATATTAATTTTGAACATAAGGACAAGTTAATTAATAGAGGTTGGATAATTAAAACTGGAATAGAAGTAGATGTAAAAGAATAATGAACTGGAGGGATTAAATGGATAAGCGAGTTATAGAAAGCTGTAAAGAACTAAAAGAAGACATAGAGCTAATTAAAATGAGATTAAGAGGATTAGACGAAGAAAGAATGTTATTAGTTAAAAATTTAGAAAAAGGTCCTTCTGAGGTTAGTAGTATAACTTATGATGGTATGCCTAAAGGTTCTCCAGAACATAGAGATATTATATATTGGATTGATGCACTTAGAAGATGTGAAAATAATATGTATTTAGAGATAGATACACTCAAAATAAAAGAAAATACATTAAAAGAAATATATGCAAAAATAAATGGTTTTAATAATTTAGAGAAAAAGATTATTTTTCTTAAAGAGGTTGAAGGCAAAAGCTTAAAAGAGATAGCTACAGAAATAGGATACAGTTATGTTCATGTAAGAAGAATACATGCTAATTATCTAAAAAGAGTATAAAGATGATACAAAGATGATACAGACAAATTGATATTTTAATATTATGATAATATCATAGAGAACAAATGAAAAACCCCTTTTCTAAAATAATATAGAAAGCACTTACAAGTTTTGTAGGTGCTTTTTTTATGCGAAAATAAGTGAGGTGAGAGTGTGGATGCAGATAAAAAAGTAAAAGGTAAACAATCGAGTAACAGTAAGCAACACTCTAAGAAAAAGCTTACTGAAAAAGAAATTGAGGAACTTATGAGACATAGTTCTTACAAAAGAGGACATGGTGGAAGTATTAGGCAGGTGAAGTAAATGTGATAAAAAAGAGACCTTCTAAGCCTATTAAATCAGCTGAAAAAGTAAAAGATGTACAAGATTATCTCAGATATAGGAGTTATAGAAATTATGTGCTTTTTACTGTAGGCATAACAACAGGATATAGAGCAGGAGATTTAGTAAGTCTTAAAGTAAGAGATATAAGAGAAGCACTAAAGAGAAAAGAGTTTGAAATATTTGAAGGTAAAAAAAAGAATTCAAAGAACATAAGAGAAAAGAACAGAAGACCAAGAATAGTAGAAATAAGACCTAAATTAGCAGCTATACTGAAAGAATATATTAAAGATAAAAAGGATTATGAATATGTATTTCAGAGTAGAAAAGGAATTAATCAGCATATAGGTGTTCAGGCAGTAAGCAATGCACTTAAGGAAGCTGGAGAATATTTTGGACTGCAAGACATATCTGCTCATAGTATGCGTAAGACTTATGCTTATAAAATATATTTAGAAAGTGAAAATAATATAGTAGCAGTAAAAGAAATGTTAGGTCATAGCAGCATAGAAGAAACAAAATTATATATAGGTTTAGATCGAGATTTATATCACCAATATAGTAAGTCACTAGATGATTTTCTAAGGTGATTTTATTTTTTTAGAGTATGAATGTTTAAAAAATTAAAGTATAAACATTCAAAGTAAAAAAACAAATGCATATAGAAGAAGTAATTTTAAAATATGAATGTGTGATTCTCCATGATAATGAAACGTTCAAACGAAAAAATACGAACTATAATTAAAATATTTAATATAATATTCGTATAAAAAGGAGGGGTAAATATGATAATTTTAAAGTCGTTAGTTAGTTTAAGTGATGAACAAATATCTAAAGATGAAGAAGAGCTATCCAAAAGAACTGGAGAGAAAGTTATTATTATTCCATGCAAATATGAGATTGTAGAAATTAATAATAAAATATGTAGGTAACAGATATGGCTAAAGCATTTGCAAAACCTTTTTATAATAGCAAAGCATGGAAAGAATGTAGGAAGGCTTATATTAATAGTGTAAATGGATTATGTGAAAGATGTATGGAGAAGGGAAAGATAGTGCCTGGCAACATACTACACCATAAAGAATATATAACACCAGATAATATAAGTGATGCTTACTTAACTCTTGGTTGGGATAACTTAATGTATGTATGTACAGAATGTCATAATCATATTCACTATTCATATTTAGATAACATAAGAGAAGATGTAATGTTTGATTGTAATGGTGAGTTAATAGAGAAGGAGTAGATAAGCTATTATAAAAAAAATAAGTGATATATGTTGCTAGATAATAATATTATTAATAGCAGTAGTCCCCCCTATTATCAATGTTTATAAGAGATATGATAAGACCGGCGGGGAACTTTTGTGTAACGCACAGGAGAATTTAGAGGGGTGGTGTAGTATGTGGCAAAAGCAAAAAACACGAAAGATAAATGCAAAGAGATAGCAAAAGATTTAGAGATTAAAAAAGAGATAAAGAAAATTAGTATCCTTTTCAAAGACTTAGATAAAAATGTAAAAAAGACAGTGGAGTCATTAATTCAAAATGCTGCTTTCATGGCAGTGACTTTAAGAGATTTACAATCTACATTAAATGAAAATGGAATGATTACAGAATATCAAAATGGAGAAAATCAATGGGGAACTAAGAAGTCACCAGAAGTAGAAATTTATAATGCCATGGTTAAAAATTATATAACTGCAATGAAATCATTAAATGATTTTTTACCTAAAGAAAAAGAGGTAAATGTATCTGATGGGTTTGATGAATTCGTAGGTAATAGGGATGATTAAATACTCAGCGGATTATAATCCAATATTAGATTATTGGGAATTAATTAAAAGTGGTAAAGAAGTTGTTTCTAAAAAGATTTATAAGACTTATAAGCATATAGTATCACAATTAAATAACAACAATAGTGAGTATTATTACAGTAATTCAAGAGCAAATCATATTTTAGAATTTGCAGAGAACTATTGTAGACATAGTAAAGGTAAATTTGGGGGACAACCGGTTAGATTAGAGCTGTGGGAAAAGGCACATCTTGCTGTAGTTTTTGGATTTATTGACATTGAAGGCAATAGAAAATATAGAGAATCTGTTTTAATAGTTGGAAAGAAAAACGGTAAATCTTTACTTGCATCTATCGTTGGATTATATATGCAAGTTGGAGATGGAGAACCAGGACCAGAAATATATGCAGTTGCTACTAAAAAAGACCAATCAAAAATTATATGGCTTGAATCTAAAAGAATGATAAAAAAGTCCCCAGCATTACGAAAGAGAATTAGACCATTAGTAGCTGAAATAGATAGTGATTTTAATGATGGAGTATTTAAGCCGCTTGCAAGTGATAGCGATACTTTAGATGGACTTAATATACATTGTGTATTAATGGATGAAATACACCAATGGAAAAATGGAAAAGCATTATATGACATAATGGCAGATGGTGTAAGTGCTAGAGAACAACCTCTTGTGTATATTACTTCTACAGCTGGAACAGTTAGAGAAGATATATACGACCAAAAATATGATGAAGCTGAAAGAGTTATTAATGGCTATGATGATGTCAATGGTTACCATGACGAGCATTTCATAGCTTTTATTTATGAGTTAGATGATCGTAAAGAGTGGATAAATGAGAGTTGTTGGAAGAAAGCTAATCCAGGACTAGGAACCATTAAAAATTTAGCAACATTAAAAGCTAAGGTTGAAAAAGCAAAACAAAACTCAATGCTAGTTAAAAATTTAGTATGTAAAGAGTTTAATATTAGAGAAACTTCTTCTGAAGCATGGTTAACCTTTGAAGATTTGAATAATACAGCAACATTTGATATATCAAAATTAAAACCTAGATATTGCATAGGAGGGTTAGATCTTAGTGCAACTACAGATTTAACTTGTGCAACTATAATATTCAAAGTTCTTGATGATGAAACCTTATATGTAAAACAAATGTATTGGTTGCCAGCTGATTTACTTGAAGAACGTTCAAAGATTGATAAAATACCTTATGATTTATGGCTAGACCAAGATTTACTGAGAGTATCTGAGGGTAATAAGATTAATTATAAAGATGTTACTGATTGGTTCTTAGAAGTACAGAACGAGTTAGATATTTACATTTATAAAATTGGTTATGATAGTTGGAATAGCCAATATATAATTGATGAATTACAACAAAATTTTGGTAAAGAATCAACTGAACCTGTTATCCAAGGAAAGAAAACAATGTCAAGCCCTATGAAGAACATGGCAGCAGATCTAGCAGCAAAGAAAATTAATTATAATAATAATCCAATATTGAAGTGGAATTTAAGCAATGCTGCAATAGATGTTGATAGAAATGACAATATACAGCTATGTAAAACAAGTAAAGCAACAAGAAGAATAGATGGTGTAGCAAGTTTAATAGATGCTTATATATGCTTAGAACGTAACTATGAGAACTACATCAACTTAATTTAAAGGAGGTGAAGAATTGGGAATACTAAGTATATTTAAGAATAAAAGCACTGCAAAAACAAGGTTTGAAATGATAACAGATAAAGGCAATGGATATTATACGTGGAATGGGAATCTATATAAGAGTGATATTGTTAGAGCTTGTATAAGACCAAAGGCAAAAGCAGTGGGAAAGTTAGTAGCAAAACATATAAGAGAAACAGTTAATAAAGATGGTTCAATTAATCTAAAAGTTAATCCGGATGTATATATGAGGTTCATTTTAGAAGAACCAAATCCATATATGACAGGACAAATGTTACAAGAGAAAGTAACAACACAATTACAACTTAACAACAATGCTTTTATTTATATAAATCGTGATGAAAATGGGTACCCTAATGAATTGTATCCTATACCTTGCTTAAGTGCAGAAGCTTTATATAATGGTGAAGGTGAATTATTTTTAAGATGTACTATGAGAAATGGGAAAATGGTTACTTATCCATACACAGATATAATACACTTAAGGCAAGACTATAACGAGAACGATATCTTTGGAGAAAGTCCTAGAGAAGCTTTATTAACGTTAATGGAAGTTGTATCAACTACAGATCAAGGAATAGTTAAAGCTATTAAAAATTCAAATGTAATTAAGTGGCTGCTTAAGTTTAATCAAACTCTAAGACCAGATGATATTAAAAAACAAACACAAGATTTTACAGATAATTTTTTATCTATCGAAAATGCTGGTGGTGCTGCTGGTGTTGATATGAAAGTAGATGCAAAGCAAGTTACACCTAATGACTATGTTCCTAATGCAATTCAAATGGATAGAACAACTTCAAGAATATATTCATTCTTTGGTACAAACAGTAAGATAGTTCAATCTGACTATACAGAAGATGGTTGGAACTCTTACTATGAAGCAGAAATCGAACCTTTAGCAATGCAAATGAGTGGAGAATATACTAGAAAATTATTTAATAGGAGAGAACGAGGTTTTGGGAACTCAATTATTTTTGAAGCTAGTAATTTACAATATGCAAGTATGTCAACGAAATTGAATTTATTGCAAATGGTTGATAGAGGAGCTTTAACTCCAAATGAATGGAGAAATATACTAGGAGGATTGGCACCGGTAGAAGGTGGAGATGTTCCTATACGTAGATTAGACACTGCAGTTGTGAAAGGGGGTGAATAATAATGCCTAAGTTAAATATAAAAGGGCCCATTATAACTAGTGGACAACAATGGATTTATGACTATTTCGATATTGAAGCAACCTCGCCTAGTAAAGTAAATAAAATTTTGGGTTCAGTCAATGGAAACGAAGATTTAGAAGTCGAAATCAATAGCTGTGGTGGAGATATATCTGCAGGTAGTGAAATCTACACTGCTATTCGTGGCTACAGCAAAGGTAATGTTAGGATTAATGTAGTTGGAAGTGCATACAGTGCAGGTTCTGTAATTGCTATGGCGGGGCCTTGTTATATGAGTCCAACGGCGATGATGATGTGTCATAAAGTATCAACTTATGCAAGTGGCAACAGTGATGATATGGACAAGACATCAAAAACATTACAAGTAGCTGATCAAACTATAGCAAATGCTTATATTGCGAAAAGTGGTATGAGCATGAATGATGCACTAAAAATGATGGCGGACGAAACGTGGTTAACTGCTCAACAAGCGTTAGATAGAGGACTTATAGATGGAATAATGTTTGAAGAAAAGCAAGCATCATCTACCAGTTCTTTTTTTAATTCATTCAATGGGATGATACCACAGGAAGTTATAGAAAAAATGCAAAATGAAAAAATGAATAATTCAAATAAAGAAAAATTACTAAATAAACTAAAAAAAATATAATTTAAAGGTGGTATATAAAATGAAATTTAAAAATAAACAAGATTACTTAGAACAATTAGCTGCACTTAAAAATAGTATTGAAGGCACAATTAATGACTTAACAGATGAAGAATGTAAGGCTAAACTTGTAGAAATTGAAACATTGGAAAATGCATGGGAAGAACAGGCTAAACATATGGCGAACAAAGCAGCACTAGAGAATAAATTTAAAGCCCTTAATCTTGAAAATAAAGGAGTGAATCCAGTGGGAACAGTAGTAATAGACAGTACTAACAATGTAGCAAATGATGATATGTTTGCAAGCCTAGACTACAGAAAAGCGTTTATGAACAATGTATTAAAAGGAACTGCAATTCCTAATCAATTTTTAAATATTGATACAAATACTGTTACTGGGGATGTGGGTTCAGTAATACCTACAACAGTATTAGAAAAAATAATTGAAAAATTAGAGTCAACAGGCATGATCTTGCCACTTGTAACTAGAACATCATACAAAGGTGGTTTATCAATCCCATTATCTACAGTCAAACCAGTGGCAACATGGGTAAGTCAAGGTTCTACATCTGATAAACAGAAAAAGACTACCGGAGTTATTACTTTTAATTATTTCAAGCTTAGATGTGCAGTTTCTGTATCATTAGAAGTTGCTACAACTACTCTAGGAGTGTTTGAAGCTGCTATTATAAATAATATTACCGAAGCTATGACAAAAGCATTAGAACAATCAATATTCAACGGTGATGGTACTACTCAACCAAAAGGAATTTTAAAAGAAACAGTAGTTGAGGGACAAAATGTTAATATTGCAGCTGCAGAAAAAGCATCCTATCAGGTATTAGTAGATGCTGAAGCAGCTTTACCGCTAGCTTATGAGAGCGAAGCAGTATGGTGCATGACTAAGAAAACATTCATGTCATTTATAGGCATGGTAGATAGTCAAAAACAGCCTATTGCTAGAATCAATTATGGTATAGCTGGTAAGCCTGAAAGAACATTATTAGGCAGAACAGTAGTCTTAAATGAGTACATGCCTAACTTAACTGCAACTGTTGAAGCAGATACAGTTGTAGCTTTCTTATTCAATTTTAAGGATTATGTTTTAAATACAAACTACAACATAACTCTTAAAAAGTATGAGGACAACGATACTGACGATCAAGTAACTAAAGCTATCATGTTAGTTGATGGTAAAGTAGTTGATAAAAATTCCTTAGTTACTATAACAAAAACATTATTATAATTTAAAGCGGTTACTATACCGCTTTTTCTTTTTGAGGTGATTAAATGGCTCTATTAGACGATATAAAACAAACCTTAAGAATAACTACTACACTATTAGACACAGAAATTGAAGATTTAATTGATAGTGCTAAAGCTGATTTAATTCTAAGTGGTGTTTTAGAAGATAAACTTTTAGATACAGATATGTTAATTAAAAGAGCGATAATCCTATACTGTAAAGCAAATTTTGGACTTGATAATAAAGACAGTGAGAAATACATGACATCCTATATAAGTCTAAAAACACATTTAACATTATCACAAGAGTATACAGTTGAGGTGGTTTAATGTGGAAAGAAGTAATTGAAATAGGGAATATGGTCGAGGTTATTGACTATGGTGAGCCTATTCAAAGTATGGTGTATAGACAAGTATTTGCTAATAAAAAATCTGTAAGGCAAAGTGAATTTTATCAGGCTGCTAATGTAGGTTTAAAACCAGAGTTGATATTTGAAATAAATTCATTTGAGTTTAACAATGATGAAAAAGTAAAATATCAAGGCAAAGAATATTCAATAATTAGAACTTATGACAAAGGTGAAGTGACAGAGCTTACAGTAACTTCTCATGTTGGGAGCGAAGTATAATGGCTAGAAAACGTGAGCCCTTCACATTTCAATCAAATATATACAACGTTGGCGTTAAAATTCAAGAAACACCATATAAAGTTTTAAATATTTTAGGACAAAACTTAGTTAAAGAAATAAGGACTAATGTACCGAAACGAACAGGAAGATTAAAAAAATCATTAGGGTATTGGGCAAGAAAAAAAGAAAAGGATTTACAAATAGGATTTAAAATATTTTATGCACCTTTTGTATTAAGAAACAATGATCCAATCAAGCCAGTTGTAGTTAAAAACGCACAACTTATACAAGATATGATTAAAAAAGCCTTAGATGAAATAGGAAAGAAGGAGTGATAATGTGAATATTAACTTAGTAGCAGATGAAGTATTAGCATATTTAGCAACAAAACATACAAGAGTGTATCGCAATAAAGCACCTAAATCACCTGTATTTCCTTATATCATTTATAAGGTTGAAAGTGTAGTAAATACTATGCCCAGTGAGGATTTGTATGTAAATATCGATATATATGAAGATGTTAATAAGGCTGTAAGAGGAATGGAAGACTTAGCAGATTTAATTGATGGTAATGGTAATCAAGCACAACCATCTGGACTAAATCAAAGAATAATAAATACAGATAAATTAAACTTATACTTCGATAGAGAACAAAGACAATATATAACACCTGACGAGCTTGTCACTACACATCTTATTAACCTTAGATATGTGGTACGAGCATACTTTAAATAGAAAGGAAGTAGATAAAATGGCAACAGCAGATAAAATCTTATTAGGCTATGGAGTTGTAACAGTAGGAAGTACACCAATAGGTCTTACACGTGGTGGGAGTGCTTTTGTAGTAGAAAGAGAAATGAGAAATATCGAAGCTGATGGAGACAGAGGACCTGTTAAAGGTAGAATTGTAATAGACACCGAAGTAGCAAAGTTAACAGTTAATGCCTTAGAGCTCTTCACCGCCGCAGACATGACAAAATATTATCCAGGTATGAGCATTAAGCCGGATGTAGTAGAATTACCAACTAAAAACACTATGACATCTACACTTATAATTGCAGAAGGTGATTACAATGATGTTAAGTGGGTAGGAAAAACTAAAGATGGTAAAGCAGTTACTATTAATATTAAAGATGCTTTAAATATGTCTAATCTTGAATGGACATTAGAAGATAAGAATGAGGTAGTACCGTCACTGGAATTTACTGCTTGTTATGATGAAACAAGTAGAGACACACCACCATGGAATGTAGAATTTGCAGCATAGAGGGATTAATTTCCCTCTTATTTTTTTATAAGTAGGAGGAGTATATGAGAAGTTTTGAATTACAAGATACTTTTAAGTTGAGTGAAATTATAGATGTTATGGATATACAATTAGATCTAAATGAGTTATTAGATAAAGCAAAAGTTAAAAATGATAAGGTACAAGAAAAAGTTGGAGCACAAGTTGCACTATTATTTATTAAAAAATTATACAAGGCTGATAAACAGATTATTGAGTTTATATCTAATATAACAGATGAAGAAATTGAAGTAGTTAAGAAATATAAACCTAAACAGATAAAAGACTTCTTTACAGAATTATTCAATAATGATGATTTTAAGGATTTTTTCAAGTAGGTAGCAACCTCAAAATTGAGTATATAGAGGACTTGCTACTAAAGAGATATGGGAATATAGAATATGTATTAAAACTGCCATTAAAACGTGCTACAAAGTTAATTGTAAAGGCTCAAGAAGAAGAAACTAAAGAATATTACTATCGTTGGTGGTTAGCTAGATATCCATTATACGATAAAAAAACTTATGAAAGTTTTGAAGAGTTTTATGAGAAAGTTAAACCTAAAAAAATTAAAATAGACAATAGAAGTGAAGATGAAATAATGAGTGAAATTTTAGAAATAGAAAAGTATTTTAGGAAAGGAGATGTAAATAATGGAACTGTTTAGGTTGTTCGGCACAATACTTATTGAAGATAAAAAGGCTATAGAATCTTTGAAGAAGGTTGATGAAAAAGGCAAGAAGAGTAAAACAAGCCTACAAGATGTAGCTGATAAAGGAGCAAAAATCGGAGCAGCTGTAGTAGCTGGGACGACTGCTGCAGTCGGTGGATTGATGGCATTGGCAAATGGAACCGCTGAAACTACAGATAAATGGGATAAGCTAAGTCTTAGAACAGGTATAGGAGTTGAAAATCTTCAACGTTGGGGATATGCAGCTGGACAAAGTGGTGCAGATATTGAAAAACTTGAAGTGGGCATGAAGAAATTATCTGATACTATGATTGATGCACAAAATGGAAGTAAGGCATCTCAAAGTGCATATGAACAACTAGGTATATCCATGCAACAGCTTTCCACTATGACACCTGAACAAGCCTTTGAAGAAGTAATGTATTCTTTGGCAGACATGGAAGAGGGGGCATTAAAAAACAGTATAGGTAATGACTTGTTAGGTAAATCGTATACTGAATTAAAGCCACTTCTAGCTGCAGGTTCGGATGGCATGGAAGAACTAAAACTTCGAGCAGATGAACTTGGAATTGTAATGTCAGAAGATGCGATAGCAAGTGGAGTTGTGTTTGGAGATACATTAGCAGATGTTAAGTCTAGTCTAGGAGCAACAAAAGATAAAATTGTTGCAGAGTTGATGCCTAGACTTACAGAAATGCTTAATTGGGTTTTAGAAAACATGCCACAAATACAAAGTGTAGTTGGTAGTGTTTTCAATTTTATTTCAGGTGCAATAATGTTTATTGTCGACAATTCTAATATATTAATTCCTATATTGGGAGGTTTACTAGGTGCTTTTATTGCATTAAAAATAATAAGCGTTATAAATGGATTGATGGCTGCTTATACTGCATTTACTACAACTGCAACTGGTGTTCAAATTGGTTTAAATGCGGCATTAATGGCTAATCCAATTGGATTAGTTATAATTGCAATTACTGCTTTAATAGCAATAGGGATAGCTTTATATATGAACTGGGACAAAATAAAAGCTGGAGCACAAGCATTGTGGCAAAAGATAACAACTGTATTCACTGCCATCAAAGATAGTATAAGTGAAAAAGTTAATTCAATAATGTCAACTGTATCAACTGTATTCGGAAAAATTAAAGATGTTATGTCAAAACCATTTGAAGCTGCAAAGAATGTAATAAAAGGTGTTATTGATAAGATTAAAGGATTTTTAAACTTTCAATGGAAATTCCCTAAATTAAAAATGCCACACTTTAGGATGTCAAATGCTAGTGTAAATCCTTTAGATTGGATAAAAAATGGGTTGCCTAGATTAGAAGTTGATTGGTATGCAAAAGGTGGAATATTTGATAAGCCTACATTATTTAATACTCCTAATGGACTAAAAGGTGTTGGTGAAGCTGGACCAGAAGCAGTAATACCTATAAATAGTATGTATGAAAAGATTAAAGAAATTATCTCAAACGAAAATAAAAATAATCGCAATGGTGGATTTTCTATAAATATAGAGCATTTTGAAAACAATAGAGAGCAAGATATTGAAGCACTTATGGAAGAAATAGCTTTTTACATGAAGAAAACAGGATTAACAACTATTTAGGAGGTGTAGAATGAATTTTATATTTAATGGTAGAAGCTCTAAAGAATTTAATTTAGTTGTAACAAAGGTTAGAAGATACGATACACCTGAGAGAGATATTGAAACAATAATGGTACCAGGTAGAGACGGAGCTTTATATATAGACAATGGCTCATATGGACCTAGAAAAATAGAGATAGAGTGTTATATAAAAAGTGATGTATCTAAATATTCTAGGCTTATAGATGGTTGGTTGTATAGAAAATTTGGAATTAACAAGTTGTTTTTTACTGATGAAGCAGATGTTTTCTATGAAGGAATGTGTATTAATAAAATTAGTTTTGAAGAAACATTTAAATTCTTTAATGAATGTAAAATAGTATTTGAGTGCAAGCCTTTTAAAAAGTCATTTTCAGGAGAAAATATTATTTCTATAAATTCTACTAATACAACAATATTTAATTCTACTGAATTTGATTCTAATCCATTAATAAAAATATATGGAAGTGGTCATATAAGTTTAATTATAAATAATAATACTATATATCTTAACGATATAATTGATTATGTTTTAATTGATAGTGATTTAAAAGATTGTTACAAAGATACTAAACTAATGAATAATAATATGAATGGAGAGTTCCCAAAACTGAATACAGGAATTAATACAATAAGTTGGTTAGGTAATGTAAGTAAAGTAGAAATTATTCCACGTTGGAGGTGGATATAATGATTTGTGTTTATAACAGTAAGGAAACTATTTTTGAAAATAATGGATTAGTAATTTTAGATAGTCCTTTATCTGCAATCGTTGAAGAAGAATTAAATGGATCATATGAATTAGAATTAGAATATGCATTAGATGATAGAGGTAAGTGGGAATACTTAATTGAAGACAACATAATTAAAGCAGATGGACAATTATTTAGAATTTACCATAAAACTAAAAAGTTGACATCTATAAAGATAAATGCAAGGCATATATTTTATGACCTTATAGATAATTTACTTGAAGATGTAAGGCCTACTGAAACTACAGGTTATGGTGCATTAGATTGGGTATTAACTCATACACAGTATCCACATAAATTTATTTCTACAGGTGATGTTGGAGAAATTAATACAAGATATTTTATTAGAGTGAATCCACTTGAAGCTATAATGGGCAAAGAAGGAATAATAAATACTTGGGGTGGAGAAATAGTAAGAGATAACTTTACTATTAAGTTATTACAGTCAAGAGGGCTTGATAGAGGTGTTTTAGTTGCTTATGGTAAAAATATAAAAGAAATAGATGAAACACTTGATATAGATAGTATATGTACAAGGTTAATGCCAAAAGGAAGAGACGGGTTACTATTACCAGAAAAATATATAGATAGTTCATACATTAATAATTATTCCCATCCTAAAATAAAAATTCAAGAATTTGATATAGGCATAGATGAAGAAAAAGGAATAACAGAAAGCATTGCAATTGAACAACTTAGAGAAGCTGCAATTAATTATATGAAAAATAATAAAATAGATATACCAGAATTTAATTACAAGATAGATTTTATTGAACTTAGCAAGACAGAAGAATATAAAAATTATGCTGTGCTAGAAAGAGTTTATCTAGGTGACACTGTAACTATTAAGCATTCAAAACTAAATATAAATTTGAAAGCTAAAGTAATAAAAATAGTTAAAAGTTTAATAACTAATAGAATAGAAAAAATCGAATTAGGTAGTTTTAAACCTAACTTAGCGACTTCTATTAATAATTCTATACAAGAAGTAAAACAAGAAATAATACAAGTTAAATCCGATTATCAGAAGGCTATTGAAAATGCAACAAGTCTTATAACAGGTAGCAAGGGTGGAAACGTAGTTATAAGGCAAAATGACAATGGGAATCCATACGAGATACTTATAATGGATACAACAGATGTAAATACTGCAGTAAATGTATGGCGTTGGAATATGGGCGGTTTTGGTTATAGTTCAACAGGTATAAATGGGCCTTACGGTACTGCAATTACTATGGATGGTGCTATTGTAGCAGATTTTATAACAGTTGGGAAATTAAATGCATCCCTTATAACAACAGGTGTTTTAAATGCCAATCTAATAAAGGCAGGTATACTTTCTTCTATAGATGAAAGTGTATCTATAAATTTGCAAGATGGTGCCTTTGCTATCGGTGGAAGGAGTGGAGATGTGGCTAAACATACAGGAAGTTACTCAGAATGGAAAAACTCTGATGGTTCTTTAACTAGAGTAGATGCTACAGGGTTTTATAATAAAGTAGGAACTTCAAAAAGAGAATATCATCATTTAAACTATAGTACTACATTCGCAATGCCTTCTTTTAGTGGAAGTGGAAGTGGATATTCTACTAAATGGATTACATTACCTGAAGAATTTAAGAATAAGCGTATTAGTGCTTCTGTTAGCATTGCAGAAGCTACAGCTAGCTATGTGCCTTCTACATTTGGCGTGATTGGTTCAGTAGGAGCATATGTACAAGAGATAGATAAAGTAAATGGCAAGGTACTTATCTATGGTTTTCTAAATGCATATGATGTAAATAACAAAACTTGGCACAATTTGAACGAAAGATTAACTGTTAATTTAACAATAGTAGCATAGGAGGTAATAGATAAAAATGAGAATAATAGATATCAAAATAGACACATATAAACAAGACTACACATATAAAGAGTGTAAACAAGGAGATAATATATTATTAAAAACTATGCTATTTGAAAATGATATGCAAGCAGACCTAACAGGAGTTATATTAACTGTTAATTGGATTAAAGCAGATGATACAGTTGTAACTATATCAGGAGATAAAATAAATGTATTAAGTAATATAATTAATATAGAATTACCTGTTGATTGCACAAGAGCCATAGGACAAGCAAAATTTGAATTAGTAATGACAGATACTAATTCAAAGCAAATGAGTACATTCCCAATATCTATAAATGTAGTTGCAAGTGTGCTGCAAGGACAACAAGCTAGCAATAATGTAGCAACTATTACTGAAGAATTAAATAATGCCAATATTGCAGCTATAAACACTAAGGATGAATTACAAAATGTAATAGCAACCGCGGATCTAACTACTTATGCATCACAAGGTCAAGTTCAAGAAATTAATTCGCAATTGGCTGAAATATCGAAACTAATAACTGGTACATCTTCTTTACAAATTAATAATCAAATTGAAGAATATACTTCACTAGGATATAAATGCTTATTCCCATATGCAAATATCTATGAAATTACAGAGCCGATTATTTATCCCTCAAATTGTAATATCGACTTTAATTATTCTTGGATAAAGAGAAAACAAGGAACACAAGTATTTGATTTGGTTAAAGGTTCTGATGTTGTTAATGGAAATACAAATGTACGAATTAAAAATCTTTATTTAGACGGAAATTGTGAAATTGATAATTTAGATAATACAAATGATATGCATAGGTTTTCTGGCTTAAAGTTGGAAAAAGTTGTTGATGGATATATAAAAAATATATATGTTAAAAGTACTGTAAATGCCGAAGACCAAGTAAATACACCTGCTTCTGGTATATTT